GAGTTACAAGAAGTATTTCCAGATGCAGTAACGGGTGAAAAAGACGGCGAAGACATGCAAGGTGTAGATTATTCTACATTAGTACCTGTTTTGATTAAATCAATACAAGAGTTAAAAGCAGAAGTAGAATTATTAAAACAACAAATAAACAATTAAACAAAAAACAAAATGGCAATTACTTACAAATGGGACATCCCACAAATGAACGCTCACATTCAGGCAGAGGGTGAAGACAATGTAATATACACGGTACATTACAGATACACTGGCTCTGAAGAATCAGGAGGCAAAACTTATTCATCAACTAACATTGGAACGCAAAGTTACACTTACGCAGCTGGAGATCCTTTTGTACCTTACGCAGATACAGAAGCTTTTGAAAACGTAGTTATCGGATGGTTAGAAGGATCATTAGATGTACCTGCAATGCAAGCTAGCATAGCTGCAACTATTCAATCTGAGATCACACCAGTAAACGAAGACTTATACTTTACATGGCAAAATCCAACTCCACCGGTACCACCAGTAGAAGAGGAAGAAGAAGAATAGGTAAATTTCACTTAAAACAAGTGATAATACACATATACCGGCTCGGGAAAGAGCAATAACCAATGTCTAACTAAAAACCAAAACCAAATGACATTTTATTACCAGACTAGTTCGTGGAGTAGTCAACCACAAATTACACAAGAAACCATAGACCTTTGGAAGCATGTTGCTGATAAGTCAAATTGGCGTATTGTGCAATTACCAAACGGTTTCTATCAAACCGAACACCAAGATCAAAAAGAAAATGATACTTGGCACGACGTAACCAGACGTGAAACTTTAGAAGGAGCAGAACAAGCTATTGATTCGTCAATTGCTCATTATGTTAAAAAACTAGAGTTCGCTAATGGACCTAAAGTCGTGAAAACTTTTAAATAAAATAAATAAAATCTAATCTAATTAAATTATGTCAGACTCAATAGTCAAGAACCTTAACTTCGGTAACGAAGCTAGGGAACAAGTATTTAAAGGTATAACAAAACTCACAACTGCTGTTAGCTCCACACTTGGAGCTAGCGGTAAGTGTGTAATGCTAGAAGACGCTAGCGGAAGACCAGTTATAACAAAAGATGGAGTTACAGTTGCAGATTCAATTGTACTTCTAGATCCTGTGGAAAACATGGGAGCAACATTATTAAAAGAAGCAGCAAGAAAAACAGTTAGCGAAGCCGGCGACGGTACAACAACCGCGACAGTACTTGCTCATGCGATATTAAAAGAAGCTTATAAAGTTTCTGATAAAACAAATTCAAGAGAATTAAAAGATGGTATAAAATCTGCTGTTAAAAAAGTAGTTAAATACTTAGAGTCTGTAGCTATAGAAGCTAAAGGTGATATGATAACTCAAATAGCAACTATATCAACTAATAATGACGAAGAACTAGGTGGTATTATATCTGAAGCATTTAAAGCTGTAGATAATACTGGTGTTGTGATGTTAGAAACATCAGCGTCAGGTAAAACAGAATTTGAAATAGTTGATGGTGTTCAATATGAAAAAGGAATTACTAATTCTCATTTTATAACAAACAAGCAAAACAAAACTGCTGAACTTGAAAACCCATTAGTACTGTTAATTGAATCACCAGTTGATACAATTAGACAAATACAATCAGTGCTAGAGTATGTAATAAAAAACAATAAACCTTTGCTTATTATAGGCGACTTAGAACAAGGTGTTTTATCTGCTTTAGCTATGAATAAAAATAAAGGTAACATAAAAGTTAACGTTGTAAATGCACCAACATATGGTGTAAATAAAAAACAAATACTAGATGATTTATCACTTCTAACAGGTGCTACAATTATAAATGAAGATTTAGGTGATGATTTAGATTTGATACAAGTAGAGCATCTAGGATCGTGTTTAAAGAGCGTTACAACACACAATGAAACCGTTATTCAAATAAAAGAAACTTCAGATAAAGTTTTAAATATAATTGAAGATATTAAAGAACAATTATCAAAAGATAATCCTTCTTACGAAGTTATTAAGTTAGAAAAAAGATTAGCAATGCTTGCGGCTAGAATAGCTATAGTAAAAGTAGGTGCTAATTCTGACATTGAATTAAAAGAAAAAACAGACAGAGTTGAAGATGCAATATGTGCTACTAAAGCTGCTGTTAAAGAAGGTATAGTATCAGGAGGTGGTATAGCTCTATTAAATGCTGCTAAGCATGTAAAATCTAAGTCAGTAGGTGAACAAGTGTTGCTAGAAGCAATTAAAGCACCTTTTAAGACAATATTAGAAAATGCTGGCATTATAGACTATGATCTGCCTACTACTAAAGGTAAAGGTTTAAATGTTGTTACAGGAAATATGGTAAACATGATTAAATCAGGTATTATAGATCCATTGCTTGTTACTAAAAGTGCATTGCAAAACGCAGCATCAGTAGCTACAACTATATTATCAACCGATTGTGTAATCAATAATTTAAGAATAGATGAAGGCAATAGGTAAAAATTTAATCATACAAAAAACAAAAGAAGGAACCACCAAAACTAAAGGTGGTTTGCTTCTTGCGGAAAACCAAAGAGAAGATATAAGATACGTAGAAGCAACTATTGTTTCTGTAGGATCTGAAATAGTAGGTATAAACAAAGATGATAAAATCTTTTTCGACAGACATGCTGGTCACAAAATAGAAATCAACAAGCAGACTTTTCATGTTATAAAAGCTCAAGATGTTGTAGTTGTTTTATGAGATTAAGCGCACGTGACATTAAGGATTTAAACTTAATGAAACATTATAGAATAATTAGAAAATGGGCATGTAAAAACAATGAATTAAAAGATGCTGACTTAGAATTATTAATATATTTAGATTGTATTGGTTTTTTTAACAAAAAAGATTTTATAGCTGGCGTTTATTCTTACAGTTGGGATAACAGAAGATGGAACAGATTATTAAAAGAAGGTTGGATTGTTATATGGCGTAAAAGAAATAGAACAACACAACTGCATCACTTATACGAAGTGTCTTTTAAATGCAAGCAATTAATACAAAGAGTATATAGAATAATGCTAGGCGAAGATGATTTACCTACAAGCTCTAGAAGAAACAAACTAATTAATGGCAAAAGTTATACTGATAAAGTAATGACAAAAGCTATATATAATGTAAATAAAGATAAAAAAAGATGATAAATCCATTTAACAAACCAAAAAATAGCTTAACTAATTTTGGTAGTTCTAGCGAAGATATAAGCAAAGATTTGGCTGGTATCTCTAGTCAATTAGAAAGCTTAGGAGCTACAAATCCTAATGCTAATAATGTTGCTCCAATTGGTAGTAGCGCTATTGGTGGTGTTGGTAATGGTTCTTTAACAGACATTAATAATGCAATGATTGATCCTACAGAAGCTCAAGAAGGTATGATGGGTAATAACTTTAACCCTTCAGCTTCACAGGCTATGCAAGGTATATATGGAAGTGCTTTAGCTAGAAACAGAGCTGCTAGCGCTCCAGCTAGAGATTTATTACCTGGTGATATAGAAAGAAAAGAAAATAAGTTTCTAAAAACAATGAAACAATTAGAAAAACCAATGTCTAGCAAAAAAGCAGATAGAAAAACAAGAAAGGCTGAAAAAACAGCTAGACAAATAGATAATAAAAAAGAAGGTTACAACATGTAACCAAAATAAAAACTAAAAATTATGCATCACGGAAAGTATGATCCTTCAATGGAAAAATTAAAGCCTGGAACTAAAGTAGGTATAGTAGGTGAATCTCACGTATGGGACGGACCATTAGATCAAGAAGGTAGAGCTCACGGTGTAGGTTCAAGTTCAGGTATAACTGGTATGGAAGTATTAAAAGCTAAAACACCTTACAAGTCTGGGCCTATAACAATGAGAGCTAAAATATAATGAGATCTCCTTTTTATAAAACAGGATTTCCTGAAATTAAACCAGAGAATAAAGGTAAATTTACAGCATGGGCTAAAAAGAACGGTTTTAAAGATGCTTGTTCTGCTGCGTCATCTGTAATGTCAAGTAAAGGTAAATATAGCGAAGAGGTTGTTAAAATGGCTAACTACGCAAATAACTTTGGTTGTAAAAACAAATAATATGGCATTTAAAATAAATAGTCCATTCCACATGGAAAATAAAGCGTGTAGTTCTTTAAAAGCTGAAAAAGCAAGACTAAAAAAAGAAATAGCTGATATAAAAGCTAAAGCTGCAAAAGAAAATAAAATAGGTAATTGGGATGAAAAATCCGATAGATTATCTCAAGTTAACGAACAATTAGTTCAAAACAAATGTAAATAATAAAAATATGAGTTCACCATTTAGTAAAAGTTTTTTGAACAAAAGATCAGGATTGTTCATGGAAGCATCAACACCATTACAAGGAAACGCTTTTATAAAAGCTAAAGTAGACGCAGAGGCTGCAGGTAAAAGTAGTTTTACTGTAGACGGTAAAGAACATCCAGTTCAAATGCACGGTAAAGTACAAGATAAAATAGACAAAGCTAGAAAGAAGTTTGTTAGAAAAGGAGAAGAAGGTGATTTCTATGAAATGCACCAAGACTTATATACAGAACTTAGTCAAGCTAAAAAATCACACTCAGACAAAGTCAGTAAAGATCCTGAACAAGAATCAGCTGAAAGAGATGAAAGTATGAGTAGAGAAATGAACGAACCTTCACCGAATCAAAAAAAAAAATGTAGCAAGCGTTCCTACAAGTAGTATGCATATGAACTCACCGCTTAACGCTTATGTTGATGGTAGTGAAAACAAAGCTCAAGATTTAACTGGTGTAATGAAAGATTATTTTAGCTCAGTAAAATCTACAACAGTAGCTGCTATTAACGCTGGAAAAAAGAAAAAAACAAAACAAACAGAAGCAGATAAAAAAGTTTATGATGATTTTATGTTAAAACAAGATAATGAATTTGCAAATCAACTAAAAAAGAACGAAGAGTTTAGAAATTTATCATCAGAAGAACGCATTAAAAAAGTTATAGAAGGAAAAAATTAAAACAATAATAATGGAAAAAGGACATTACGGAGAATACACTGGCAATGCTAGATGTTGCAAAAAAACAAAAGTAACTAGCTCAAATTACAGAGCGTCTGAAAGAGACGATGCTGCACATATTAGCTATTTAAAAAGAGACATTGATTATGATAACAAACATGGTCATAGTGATGAAAACATGACGGCTGACGAAAAGCATATATCTAAATTAGCAGGTGATATGAAATATGATAAAGAACATCATGGCTCACCAGCTAAAACAACTGCATCATCCGGAAGAAGCGGTCATCCTAGACATATGCAAGCAGGGACTGATAATTCAGGTAATCCAAACGCGCAATCAGCAGATGAGTATTGGAGAAAACACCAACAACTAAGACACCATCAATCTGCACCAACTAAAATGGTTTCACCATTAAGTCATGATCGTGAGGATAAAAAAGAACACTTGCATAGGTCAATTCAAAAAAAGACTGGTAAACTTAAACCTATTGTTGATAAAAAAACAGGAAAGCGTTTACAATAAAGAAAAACTAACTAAATAAATAAAAAAAATGGAGTCAATCAAACAAGAAAGAAAAGATTTGATGAACGATATGCCAGTAGACAAAAGAGCTAGCGGTGGATCGTTTATGTCTAAACATTGTTGTGATATGTCAAGATTATCACCTATCAAGCATTGCGGACCAGGTCATAAATAAAACAGAGAGGACTGTAAAAACCTCAGCCAAACACTAACACTAACACTAACACTAACACTAACAAAAATGGCAAAGTACATTAAATTTAACTTAACAACACCAGGGGCTGGTGGAGATGAACTTCTAATAGAAGTTGCTGACGTATTAAGAATTGCAACAGCAAGTACAACTACTACAGACGTATTCTTAAAAAACCCACTTAACGCAACTAGAAAATGGAGAATAACTCACTTAGCACCTTTAGCTGCTAACGACGTATTAAACGCTATAAACGCAGCTCTTACAGCTAATCCAGGAGGAGTAGTATCAACTGTAGGATCACCAGTAAGCGTTGCTCAAGTACCACAACAACCAAGTATCAGTGGAGCACAAGGTAGAACTGTAGTTACAACTGCACAAGTAGATGTAACTTATACTAGCGCTGCATACACAGCGTAATTTATGAAATCCAAAGGTTTAGGAGACGATATAGAAAAGTTTACTAAAGCTACTGGTATTAAAAAAGTAGTAGACACAATGAGCAGGGGGTTAAATATCCCCTGTGGTTGTGCTGCTAGAAAAGGAGCATTAAATAAAATATTTCCTTACAAAAACTAATATGGCTTTTAAATTAAATAACCCACCTTACAAAGTAGAAAGTACTCCTATTTATCATATAGATATGGAAGATGATGTTATGGGTAAAGCCAATAATAATGGTACTATAATTGTAAATAAAGATTTAAATCCAAGCCAAATAGACGAGGTTGTTGCTCATGAGAAAATACATATAGAGCAAATGGAACGTGGTGATTTAGACTACGATAATGAAAACGTTTATTGGAAAGGTAAAACATATTCAAGAGCTGACATGAAAGAAGGTGCTAAAAACTTACCATGGGAAGCTGAAGCATATAGAAGATCATAATGAGTAAAAAAAAATTTAACCAAACTAAAGTCGGTGCGTTTTTAAGTAAAGCTGCGCCAGGTATTTTAGATCTAGCCGGTGATGTATTACCCGATGCTGGAGTTTTTGGTTTAGTAAAAAACCTAATACATAAAGATCCTGTACTACCTGTAGAGGATAAAGAAAAAGCATTAAAATTATTAGAACAAGATATGATTGAAATGCAAGAAGTAAGTAAGCGTTGGGAAAGTGATATGAAAAGCGATTCATGGCTTAGTAAAAACACACGACCAATGTCTTTAATATTTTTATCTGTAATGACAATTGCTTTTATATGGGTTGATAGCCACGAAGCATTATCATTTACAGTAGAGCAAGAGTGGATAAGTTTATTAAAAACTCTAACAACAACAGTCTACGTGGCTTATTTTGGTTCGCGAGGCGCAGAAAAATTTAAATCAATAAGTAAAAAATAAAAAAATGGGTAAATTTCCAATAAGTGATGGTATAGCTGGTAAAGCAATGCGTTCAACAGGTTTAGTAGGAACTCCAGATGGTAAACCAGCTTGGATTTTTGAAAACCAAACAGGTGTTTTAGGTAACAATTTAAACAGCTCTGTATTATACATGGGTGCTACAGGTAACATAAATGTTATTGTAGCAGGAACAAGTTTAGCTTCTGTTAAAACATTAGATTTAACATCAGGAGGTGCTGCTTATAGTACTGTAACCGCAGCGACAACATGTTCTAATAATATGGCTCAAGGGTTAACTGTAGCTATAACACAAACAGGTGGAGTTATACAATCTTTAGCTATTGTAGCTGCTGGATCTGGTTATAATCCTGGTGATATTATTACTGTAGTAGAAGCAGGCGGTGGCGCTGGAGGCGCGACAGCTGTTATAACTGCTGTAAATGATGGAGTGCCAGTTGCAGCACAATCAATAACGTTTGAAAGCGTACAGGCTGGATCATTTTTACCAGTTGCTGTAGATTTTATAACATCATTAGGAACAGGAGTAACTGAAGCTGATGTTATTATATGTAAATAAGTAATATACAAGTAACTATATAAATAAGAGTAAATTAACAATTAAATTAAATTAAATGAAAAAATCAGAAGAAACAGTAAAAGCAATGATCACTGAAGAACAGTTAAAATTATTGCAAGAACAACAAAGTAAATTAAATGAAATGCTTAGAACAGTAGGTGTTCTTGAGGTACAAAAAAGTAACGTATCAAAAGAAATCGAAGCTTTAAGCAAAGAAATTGATTCTACTAAAAAAGAATTAGAAGAAGAGTACGGTCAAATTAACATCAATCTACAAGATGGAAGTTACGAAGACATAGTAGAAGAAGATGCAAAATAATATTAGAAAAATTAGCATTGGATCAGACTATAAAAATGACGCAATGCATTACGCTGTTGGTCAACAAGTTTATGGTGGTCATGAAATTTCTCATATACTATTTGAAGATGCTGACAATTCTTATAATATACACATCAAAAAAAACAACGAGGTATTGCCATGGAAAAAATTTAATTCTAACATGGCAATATCAGTTGAATATGATTTAGAGTATTAATGAAAAGTTTGTATGATTTTATTGTAGAACCTTTAGGGGATAAATACAGTAATACAGTAGACATAGGCGGTAAAAGTCTTGTTTTAAATACTAAAATTGAAAGTTTTAAATTTGTAAATAGATTAGCTAAAGTTATTAAAACACCTTTAGCTTTTAATCTTGATATTAAAGCTGGTGATATTGTTGTTATACATCAAAATGTATTTAGAACTTTTTATGATATGAAAGGTAAAAAGAAAAAAAGCAGATCTTTTTTTAAAGATAATCTTTATTTTTGCGCTTTAGATCAAATATATTTATATAAAAATTCTAACGGTTGGAATAGTTTTGGCGATAGGTGTTTTATAAAACCTATAAAAAGCAAAGACGATCTAACGTTAGATAAAGAAGCAAGTCTTATTGGTATATTAAAATATGGCAATAGCTCCTTAAACAAGCTTAAAATTAACCCAGGTGACCTTATAGGTTATACACCTAACGGTGAGTGGGAATTTTTAATAGAAAAGGAAAGACTATATTGTATGAAATCAAATGATATTGTTATAAAATATGAACACGAAGGAAACGAAGTTGAATATAATCCAAGCTGGGCAAATAGCAGTTGAGGAATTAATTAAGGTTGCAAAAGAACCTATAGTAGATTCAGACGATGACATATCAGCTGACAGACTTAAAAATGCAGCAGCTACAAAAAAGCTAGCTATATTTGATTGCTTTGAAATACTTAATCGTATTGAAGAAGAAAAAAACTTGCTAGAAGATAAACCTAAAGAAGTTAAAAAAGAAACTACATTTCGTGGTTTTGCTGAAGGAAGATCTAAGTAATGTACGAGCAAAATTTATATAAAATATTACCTGATTATATTAAACCTAAAATTCTTAGTAGAATGAATAGGTATAAAAAATGGGAGTATGGATATAACGAAGACCATGATATGGTTGTTATATCTAAGACTGGACAAATTGGAGAGATTTATGAAATACAAAATCTTAAAATAGCTTTACCTAAACAAAGCAATGTTCATAAGTTTGAAGAAAACAAATGGACTAGGTTTGAATATCCTAAAGTATTAAGTAAAATAAAAACAGTGTTTGACTGGAGAGAATATCCAGAGGACTTTAAAGAAAAATGGTATGATTACATTGATGAAGAATTTGCTCGTAGAGAAGAAGGTTTTTGGTACTTTAACAAAAGTATCCCTACTTACATTACTGGCACTCATTATATGTACTTGCAGTGGTCCAAGATTGATGTTGGGCAGCCAGATTTTAGAGAGGCCAACCGTCTCTTTTTCATATTCTGGGCCGCATGTGTTGCAGACTCCAGGTGTTACGGTATGTCCTATCTCAAGAACAGACGTTCTGGCTTTTCGTTTATGGCATCCGGAGAGTGCGTTAACATGGCGACCATATCAACCGACGCACGTTTTGGGATTTTGTCCAAATCTGGCGCCGATGCTAAGAAGATGTTTACCGACAAGGTTGTACCAATATCCGTTAATTATCCATTCTTTTTCAAGCCCATCCAGGACGGAATGGACCGTCCAAAGACCGAGCTTGCCTACAGAGTCCCCGCGTCCAAGTTCACAAGAAGGAGTATCGTCAAAACCACTGGTGAAGCCGGTGAAGCCCTCTCGGGTTTGGACACCACGATCGACTGGAAGAACACAGGCGATAACGCCTACGATGGGGAGAAACTCAGGCTCCTCGTCCACGATGAGTCGGGGAAGTGGGAAAGGCCCAACAACATCCTCAACAACTGGCGTGTTACGAAAACCACCCTTAGATTAGGTAGTAGAGTAATTGGTAAGTGTATGATGGGATCAACATCGAACGCTTTAGATAAAGGTGGTAGAAATTTTAAAAAATTATATGATGACTCAGACGTTACAAAAAGAAACGCCAATGGACAAACTCGTTCAGGACTCTATTCTTTGTTCATTCCTATGGAATGGAATTACGAGGGATACATTGATTCTTATGGCTACCCTGTCTTCGACACACCATCAAAAAAAGTGTATGGACCTCATGGAACGCCAATCAAACTTGGGGTTATTGAATACTGGAATAATGAAGTAGAGGGTCTTAAAGATGATCAAGACGGATTAAATGAATTTTATAGACAGTTTCCTCGTACAACTAAACACGCGTTTAGAGATGAATCTAAAATGTCTTTATTTAATTTAACAAAGATATACCAACAAATAGATTTTAACGAAGATGTACAAAACTTTAAGCAAGTAACTAAAGGTAGTTTTCAATGGGAAAACGGACAAAAAGATAGTAAAGTAATTTTTATGCCAAACAAAGATGGTAGATTTTTAATTACTTGGGTTCCACCTGTACACCTTCAAAACAAAAGATTTATTAGACATGGTGTTAATTATCCTGGTAATGAACACTGTGGCGCTTTTGGTTGTGATCCATATGATATATCAGGTACAGTAGATAAAAGAGGTTCTAATGGTTCTTTACATGGTCTAACTAAGTTTAGCATGGAAGAGGTACCACCAAATCATTTTTTCTTAGAATATATCGCTCGCCCTCAAACGGCTGAAATATTTTTTGAAGATGTGCTTATGGCTTGCGTATTTTATGGTATGCCAATATTAGCAGAAAATAACAAACCTAGATTACTTTACTATTTTAAACGTAGAGGTTACAGAGGTTTTGCTATGAACAGACCTGATAAAAAAAGAAACAAATTATCTATAACAGAAAAAGAAATAGGCGGAATACCTAACTCTAGTGAAGACATAAAACAAGCTCACGCTTCTGCTATAGAAACATATATAGAAAACTTTGTTGGAAAAAGAGAAACAGGCTATGGTGACACTTATTTTCAAAGAACATTAGAAGACTGGGCTCAATTTAATATAAACAATAGAACATCGCATGATGCTTCTATTAGTTCAGGTCTAGCTTTAATGGCTTGCAACAAACATAGGTATTCACCAGTCAATAAAATTGAATTAAAAGCAATAGATTTAGGTATTAAAAAATACAACAATCAAGGAACTACATCAAAAATTATAAGTTAAATGAATATATATACTAACACAAACAGTGCTTTCCCTAGTCAAGTAGTAAGTGATGCTGAAAAAGCAAGTTTGGAATACGGAAGTCAAGTTGCTATGGCGATAGAATATGAGTGGTTTGGTCAAGGCAGAACTTCTGGTAACAGATATTTAACTAATTGGAATCAATTTCACCAATTAAGACTGTACGCTCGTGGTGAACAAAGTATACAAAAATACAAAGATGAATTATCTATTAATGGTGATTTGTCTTATCTTAATTTAGACTGGAAGCCAGTTCCTATATTATCTAAGTTTGTTGATATAGTTGTCAATGGTATATCAAATAAAAGTTATGATATAAAAGCTTACGCTCAAGACCCTGAATCTATAAAGAAAAGAACAGAGTACGCTTCAAGACTACAAGAAGATATGGTAGCTAAAGAATATTTAGATTCTTTAAACTCAACATTAGGTATTGATTTATATCAAAGCCCTAACAAAGATATAATACCAGAAACAGCAGAAGAGTTAGAATTACATATGCAACTTAGTTATAAGCAGTCAATTGAAATAGCAGAAGAAGAAGCTATATCTACTGTTTTAGCTCAAAACAAGTATGATTTAGTTAAACGTAGAATAAACATGGACTTAACTGTTTGTGGTATTGGTGCTGCTAAAACTAATTTCAATACAGCTGAAGGAATTACAGTTGACTACGTAGATCCTGCTTATATGGTATATTCATATTCTGAAGATCCTAACTTTGAAGACATATATTATGTTGGTGAACTAAAAGCTATAACAATACCTGAACTTAAAAAAGAGTTTCCAGATATTACTGAAGAAGAATTAAAAAGAATACAAGCAATGCCAGGTAACAGATCTTACGTTACTGGTTGGGGTGATTATGATGAAAACACTGTTCAAGTTTTATACTTTGATTACAAAACATATCACAACCAAGTATTTAAAATTAAACAAACAGAACAAGGGTTAATGAAAGCTTTAGAAAAGCCAGATACATTTAATCCACCAGAAAATGAAAACTTTGAAAGAGTATCAAGATCTATAGAAGTTTTATATAGCGGTGCTAAAGTTTTAGGCACTGATACTATGTTAAAGTGGGAACTTGCAGAAAACATGTCAAGACCTACGGCAGATACTACAAAGGTTAAAATGAATTATGCTATATGTGCGCCTAGAATATACAAAGGCAGAATAGAATCATTAGTTAGTAAATGTATAGGTTTTGCTGATATGATTCAATTAACACATTTAAAGCTACAACAAGTTATGTCTAGAATAGTACCAGACGGTGTTTATTTAGATATGGATGGTTTAGCAGAGGTTGATTTAGGTAATGGTACAAATTATAATCCAGCAGAAGCACTTAACATGTACTTCCAAACTGGTAGTATTGTTGGTAGATCACTTACACAAGATGGTGACATGAACGCTGGTAAAGTTCCAATACAAGAACTTAGTAGCTCTAGTGGTCAACAAAAAATTCAAAGTCTTATTAATACATATCAATATTATTTACAAATGATACGTGATGTAACCGGACTTAATGAAGCTCGTGATGGTAGTACACCAGACAAACAAACGTTAGTAGGATTACAAAAGATAGCGGCTAACGCGTCTAATGTTGCTACAAGACACATAAAGCAATCTAGTTTATATATAAGTCTTATAATAGCAGAAAACATAGCTTTAAAAATAGCTGATGCTTTAGAGTTTCCATTGACTGCTGCTTCGTTACAAAACTCTATATCTAATTACAACGTAAATACTTTAATTGAAGTATCTAATTTAAACTTACATGACTTTGGTATATTTTTAGAATTAGAACCAGACGAAGAAGAGCAACAACAATTAGAGCAAAACATACAGGTTGCTTTACAAAAAGGTGGTATTGATTTAGAAGACGCTATAGATTTAAGACAAATAAAAAATCTTAAATTAGCTAACCAAATGCTTAAAATAAAACGTAAAGCAAAAAGTAAGCAAGATCAAGAAAACCAACAAGCTAATATTAAAGCTCAAGCAGATGCTCAAGCTCAAGCAGCAGAAAAAACAGCAATGGCTGAAGTTCAAAAACAAGAAGCTATATCTGGAGCTACAGTAAAAATAGAGCAAGCAAAAAATCAAATGGAAATACAACGCATGAACACTGCTCACCAATTAGATCAGCAAAAAATGCAAATGCAACATAAGTTTGACTTAGAATTAAAAAAGATAGAAGCTCAAGCTCAAAAACAAAAAGAACAAGAAATTGAAGATCGTAAAGATAAGCGTATTAAAATGGAAGGCACGCAACAAAGTGAATTAATAGCACAAAGACAAAATGATGATCCACCTATAAACTTTGAAGAAAAAGACGGTATGGACATGCAAGCTTTTGCTTAATTATTTAATTATTTAATTATATTATATTATGTCAGAAACAAAAACAAATGAACCTGTTAAACAGGAAGGTGACTTTAAAATAAAGTCTAAAAAGAAAACACCTAAAAAATTAACAAAACAAAGTGATGAGCCAATTAAAGTTAACATAAAAGAACCTTTGATTGAAACAGCACCTGAAGTAACTAAAGTAACAATACCTAAAGAAGATGCCATTCAAATCGGAGAAACAAAGGAAGTACCTGTGGAAAAACCATCCGGAGATAGCGCAGAGGTGGGAGAACCTGTACAAGAGTCCAACGAGACTGCTGAAGGGTTTTCTCCGATCAAAGAAGTAACTGAAGCTGAAGTTAAAGAAGTTGAAAAAGAAGTAACAAAAGCTATACAAGACGAAAGAATATTAGGCAAAAAGTTACCTGAAAATATAGAAAAATTAGTTTCGTTTATGGAAGAAACTGGTGGAACTATAGAAGATTATACAAGATTAAATGCCGATTATAGTAGCGTTGATGAAAATACTTTATTAAAAGAATACTATAAAAAAGCTAAACCTCATTTAAACGAGGAAGAAATAGGATTTATCATGGAAGATAATTTTTCATTTGATGAAGACTTGGACGAGGAGCGTGACGTCCGTAAAAAGAAACTCGCTAAAAAAGAAGAGATTGCAAAAGCAAAAAACTTTTTAGAGGAAACGAAAAAGAAATATTACGACGAAATCAAGTTGAGACCCGGCGTAACTCAGGACCAACAAAAAGCTATGGACTTTTTCAATCGCTATAACAAGCAGCAAGAAACAGCTGAGCAACAACACGCTAAATTTAAAGAAAGTACTAAAGAACTTTTTAACAACGATTTCGAAGGTTTCGATATTAAGGTTGGTGAAACAAATTATAAGTACAACATTCAAAATAAAGATAAAGTTGCTGAAAACCAATCAAACATTAATAACCTAGTTGGGAAGTTCCTAGACACAGAAGGTAATGTTAAAGATACGAAAGGTTATCACAAAGCTATGTACGCTGCTGACAATGTAGACAGGATCGCAGCTCATTTTTATGAGCAAGGAAAAGCTGATGCTATTAAAGACGTTGTTACTAAGTCTAAAAACCCTGTAGATTCTCAAGCTAGAAAATCTCAAGGTGAAGTATTTATTAACGGTATGAAAGTGAAAGCTATTAGTGGTGCTGACTCTACAAAACTAAAAATAAAAACAAGAAAATTTAACTAAAAAAAACTAACAAAAATGGCTTTAAATCCACAATTTGGAGGGTTAATCCCTTCAGGAACACAGGAGATATTGAATAGCAATTATTTGCAGTTTAACGCTGGAACAGCTGGAAACACAAATACTTTTGCACAACAATATTTACCTGAAATTTACGAACAAGAAGTAGAGCGTTATGGAAACAGAACGTTATCTGGATTCTTAAGAATGGTTGGCGCTGAAATGCCAATGTCATCTGATCAAGTAATTTGGTCTGAGCAAAATAGATTACATATCTCTTACTCTGGAGTTCTTGTAGTTAACGCTGCTGGTACTTCAAGTACTATTACTGTACAAGCACCTGCTGTAAACACAATGTCAATTAATGATACTATCGTTGTTTTAAACCCTGCTACAGGAGCTGAATCAAAAGGTATTGTTACTGATTCAGGCGCTTACGCTGGTTCTGGTATTGCTGCTGGAGCTATCGTTTTCCAACCATTTGACAATGTTCAAATAGCAGCTGCTGCTGTAGGTGTTGGAGTTAAGATATTTGTATATGGTTCTGATTACCAAAAAGGTCAAAGCATGAACGGTGCTTTTGCTGCTGCAGGTCAAAACCAAGCTAGAATATCTGTAGATCCAGTATTAACTCAATTTTCTAACTCACCAATTATCCTAAGAAGCCAATACGTAGTTAATGGTTCTGATATGGCACAAATCGGTTGGGTAGAAGTTGCAACTGAAGACGGAACTTCTGGGTACTTATGGTACTTAAAAGCTGAGTCTGAAACTAGACTACGTTTCGAAGATTACTTAGAAATGAGTATGGTTGAAGCAGAATTTAACCAAGTAGGTAACCAAGCTGCTATTAATCTTAGCCCAGGTTCAGAAGGTTTATTTGCTGCTATACAGTCTAGAGGAAATGTACAAACAGGATTTACTGCTGCCGCAGGTCTTGATGAATTTGATGCAATTCTTAAAAACTTAGATACTCAAGGAGCAATTGAAGAAAACATGCTTTTCTTACAAAGACAAACTTCTTTAGATTTTGATGATATGCTAGCAAGCATCTCTGGTGGATTCGCTGGAGGAACTGCTTTTGGTTTATTTGAAAATTCAGAAGAAATGGCTTTAAACCTTGGATTCTCAGGATTCAGAAGAGGTTCTTACGACTTTTACAAAACTGATTGGAAATACTTAAATGACGCTTCTACAAGAGGTGGTATCGTAGGTATCAACTCAATCGAAGGTGTATTAGTACCAGCTGGAACTTCAACAGTATACGATCAAATTTTAGGAACTAACATCAGAAGACCTTTCTTACACGTAAGATACAGAGCGTCTCAAGCTGATGATAGAAGAATGAAATCATGGTTAACTGGTTCTGCAGGTGGAGCAATGACTTCAACTCTTGATGCTATGGAAGTAAACTTCCTATCAGAAAGATGTTTAGTAACTCAAGCTGCTAACAACTTTGTATTATTCAGAGGAATCTAATTGATTCAACAAATGTAATTCTTACCCTCGTTATATCAACGGGGGTAATTATTACTTTTATAAACTATTTAATTATATTATATTATGGCTAAAAAAGCTCAAGCAGAAACTGTTGAGGTTGCAACTCAAGAGGTAGCGGTAAAAACTGCACCAACAAAACCAGCTAAACCAAGTTGGGAAATAAAAGATAGAGTATATTTTCTTAAAGGTAATAAAACACCTTTAACATATACTATACCAGGTAAACACACTAGAAAGCATGCGTTGCTTTATTTTGATGAAAAAACTGGAAAACAAAGAGAATTAAAATATGCTACTAATCAAGACTCACCATTAGTTGATGAGCAAAGTGGAGAGTGCACAATGGGCCACATACGTTTTGACAATGGTACTTTGAAGGTAGATAAATCTAAACAAAACTTACAAAAATTATTATCTTTATATCACCCTTTAAAAGGTAAAGCATATGAAGAATATAGCGCTGTAGAAGAAGCTGTAGACGAGTTAGACACTTTGAACAGTCAAGTAGAAGCAATGAACTCAGCCATGACTATGGAGGTTGATTTTGCTGAAGCAATACTAAGAGTTGAGTTAGGTTCTAAAGTAAATGACATGTCATCTAAAGAAATAAAAAGAGATGTAATATTATTTGCTAGAAATAACCCTGAGTTATTTATATCATTAGCTAACGATGAAAATGTACAACTTAGAAACTTTGCGATCAGAGCTGTTGAAATGGGTATAATAAAAATATCTGGAGATCAAAGATCTTTTACGTGGGGAACAAATGACAGAAAATTAATGAATGTTCCTTTTGATGAAAATCCTTATTCAGCTTTTGCCGCGTGGTTAAAAACTGACGAAGGTGTAGAAGTTTATAGATCTATAGATAAAAAACTATAAAAACAAGTGATACTAATATAGGGCTCGTTTACTCGGGCCCAATATTATAATAAAAAAAAACAATGGTAAATATAAATACAGTATATACAACAGTCTTGTACATATTAAACAAAGAGCAAAGAGGTTATGTAACTCCAGCAGAGTTTAATAGCTTAGCTACTTTAGTTCAAGACGAAATATTTGAATCATATTTTCCAGATGGAAACCAAGTAAACCGTCAAAATCAAAATAATACTCAAAACGATACAGAGTTTTTTAACATGTTTAAAGACATTTCATATAAACTATATCCTTTTGAAAGAACAGCTTCATTTACTTATAACGCAGGCGCTGGTATCCTAGGTTGGGAATATACAGGAGCTGGAACTATATTTAAATTAGGTGAAATAATATCTACATACAATACAACAAACCCTCAGTATGATTCTATTACTGAGCTAGCTAGTCAAAGTGATTTTTCTAAGATCACAAGATCTACATTGACAGCTCCAACTATGCAATATCCTTTATGCACGACAGGTACTGGGCCGAACAATTCTGTACTTATAAAAGTTAGCCCTCAGCCAAATGCTTTAAATGTAAACGCTCTGTTTACACCAGTGGCACCAGAGTGGAAGTTTACTACTGGTAGCTTAGGCCAATACGTATTTTCTGGCGCATCTGTTAACTTTGAATTAGACATATCAGAGCAAACAAACTTAATAATAGGTATATTAAAATACTGTGGATTAATAATAAATGATCCTACAATAATACAATCAGCTGCTGCAGAGGCGCAAGAGGTAGAACAAAATATAAAATCTTAATAAAACATGGCAATAACTGAAACAAATCAACAGTATTATCAAGGATCTCAAGGTTTCAGAGGTAACGGAACTACAGGACCTTTTGTTACTACGTTTGATACAGACTTAGTATTTGGTAATTGGAATCCAATAATTGCTGAATATACTTTAAATAATTTTAAAATATACACTAGCACGACAGGAGTTCCTGGCACATGGTCTGAATATGTTTTACAATATAGCGTAGTTAATAACACTATAACTTTTAACGCGGCTCCTGCAAATAACTTATTTATAATTGTACAGCTAAAAGTATTAGACGGAGGTCAATACGCTAATACAATACAAGAAGAAGCTATTGGAGATGCAGTAGAAGAAAACTATGGAAGTTACAAATACGTTAAACTTAACGATATAATTAATAACTACATGGTGGGTTATGTAGGTGATGGTAAAATAATTCAAACAGCTAAAAAATCTGATGTATTGTTTTTTGCAAAAAGATCTTTACAAGAATTTAGCTATGATACTTTAAAAAGTATTAAATCACAAGAGCTTACAGTACCTGAAAGCTTATCTTTAGTAATGCCACAAGACTACGTTAATTATGTAAGTTTATGTTACATTGATTCAATGGGTGTTAAACGACCTTTGTATCCAAACAATAACTTAACAACAAACCCTTACACTAAATTATTACAAGACGATGCAGGTTTACCAACTCAAGATAGTTTTGGAGAAAACTTAGAGGGAACTTCTATAACAGTCGAAAGATGGCAAGAAGCTAATCAAGCTTTAATAAATTCTTCATGGTATCAAAACTGGGTTGACAACGGTTATATGTTTGAAGACTATGGAGTTGGAAGCGGTCCTTGGAACTGGGGTGCTTTATATGGTATTAATCCACAATACGCTAATAGTAATGGTTGGTTTGGTATAAATGAAAGAGAAGGTAAGTTTACTTTTTCTAGTAATTTAGTTAATAAGTTAATAGTTATAGAATACATATCTGATGGCTTAGCTTACGATCTAGACACTAGAGTACCCAAGATGGCAGAAGAAGCAATGTACTTAAGCATATCATATAATCTATTAGCTAACAGAGCTAATATAGCTGATAACATAGTACAAAGATTTAAGAAAGACAGAAGAGCAGCGCTTAGAAACGCTAAGATAAGATTATCAAATATTAAATTAGAAGAATTTACTCAAGTAATGAGAGGTAAATCTAAATGGTTAAAACACTAAAATTTAATGGCAAAAGCAACTAATAGTTTTGTTACTGGTAAAATGAATAAAGATCGTGATGATCGACTTTTACAAGCTAACGAATATAGAAACGCAATGAACGCTCAGGTGAGTAGATCTGAAGGTGCTAATGTTGGTGCGCTAGAAAATGTTTTAGGTAATTCTTT